CAGTTACTGTCCAACGTACTTTTTTCTGTTGTTTTGTTAAAATCTCTAATCCAAACTGGTCTGCGAAGTTTTCTCGCTTCTTTTTGCTCCAATTATAAGGAATTTCGCGCATATCTCCTGTTACAGAGTCTACATAGAACATACACTCCTTTAATTGGTAGTATTGGCGCTCAATAACGCGTATTGAACGTAAAGTTCTGTTTTCTTCGGGGTTTGTACTGCTGTTTTGGTTGTATTCAACGCTTGCAGCGGTATCTCCGTACCTATTTTCTTCATATTCGACCGAATCTGTACCTAAAGTAGAGCCTTGTTCGACTGTAATACGCAATTTATCAGCTTTATCTTGCCCATATTGCTCTTCTATCTCGTCTAAAGTCATCCATTTGGTTTCAAAAATCTCATTCCACGTTCTTGGATCATATTCTTTAGCGTCTGGGTCAATAAGTATATCCAAGGGGTCTTTAGGGGTGACTCTAACTTCCCCTTGAATATGATCATCGAAGTCTACGCGGACATCGAACCACCCGCGATCTTGTATAAGGCCATCAGCAAACACTTGGGACTCTATCCATTCAAGTTTGTTGTTATCTGATATCTGTAAAAATAATTTTGTAAGTACATCCGCGACTGGTTGTACCCCTCTACCCCTAGGTTTAAAACTAATATCCATTCTTCGGGTAGTTTGCTCCCCAAGAACAGCATTAATAGTAGGTAAAATTGTGTTGATTGTTAAAGCAGGGCGTCCTTGGTCATCTAGTGCCGCCATATCTGCAGCATCCCATTGATGCCCACGGTAAAACGCATCACATTGTTGAGCGATATCAATATAATCATCGTGACCATTATCGCGGGCACGTGTGTAACAATTCCATTGGCTTTTTGCCAACTCGTGTTGCTCTGCCTTAGAGAGCTTTTTATCTTTTTTACCGTATGCCATTATGCGTTCATTGCCGTTTTCTTATTGTCACCTTTTGCTATATCGCGTAACCTATCCTTCCAAGAAGGGACATGTTCTATAGGTTCAAAATACGTAGCGAACTCCGTCATCATTAAACCTATCCATGCTAAAGCATCCACTTGGTCATCATGTACACCGTTTGGAAAACGCAATAGTTCTGCAACTAATGGGCCAACCCAAACAGGGTCTCTTGGAAAGTATACCATGCCTTGTTGCATTCTACCTTGAATTGCTCTTGCTCTAGCTTCTTTGTCTCTCCTTCCTGTTTTTAGATCACGAAAATACGCCTCGTGTAAATTTCTCTCTCTAACTCTTTTTTGTAGGAACGGACCAATCGCCATTTCTATATGACTCTTTTCTATACCTACAACTCCAGGCCTCCAGGTCTCGTACAAGTCCAGTATTTGTTCTACTAACTCGAACCCGTCCCATCGTCCTCTTACGCAGTCTACCACAAATAATTTATCATACTCATCTATGCCTACAACTAAACCTACAGAGTAGTCGTTCCGTTCTCTTTGTCCAATCGCTAAGTCCCACGCACAATAGTACTTTAACCTGTCATAATCTAAATCAGGTTCATCATAATAGTTAATCATCTCTCTATTAAAATAATCACCTTCATCCGCAACTGGATTCTGCTGATATAGAGCTGACCAATCTCTAGGTCCAATAGCTCGTTGTATTTTTTCTAAAGAAGGTACGTCATACCTTTCTGGGTGTAGGGCTTCGCCTTGGTCTCTGTATTCTTCGTCTTGTTCTGCTAACGCAGGATATTTAACTACTTCCCATTCATCAGCGCCGTTGTTTGCTGCTTGTAATAATCTTCCTGCTAAATCGTCATCGTGCCACCTTGTTAAAATAACAAGTATTCCGCCTCCAGGAGCAAGACGGGTATAAGCCGTTGATGTATACCAATCCCAAACTGAATCACGGCTATATTCTGATTCAGCATCGTCTCTGTTTTTAACTGGGTCATCAATTACTAATACGTGCGCACCTTTACCTGTAATACCACCACCAACACCGGCAGCTACATAACCACCACCTTTAGTAGTTAACCAGGACTCTACAGACTGAGATGTTGGATCTAGGATTGCGCCGTTAAATATATTTTTATAGTTTGGCTCTCTTAATTGATGTCGGACTTTTCTAGAAAAGGACATGGCCAAAGAGCCTGAGTATGAACAACTAATAAACTCGTGTTCTGGATTTCTTCCTAGATGCCAAGCGGGAAACGCAACACTAGCCAAGGTTGATTTGCCATGTCTAGGGGGCATGAACAACATTAGTCTTGGTGACTTTCTATCTGCTACGTCCTGGCTAAATTGTTCTAGCCTTCTACAAATATCTTTATGTACCCAACCAGCTTGGTAGTTAGGATCAAACCGCTCTACAAACGGCAACATGTGTTTACGTGAAAGTGCGCGTAAAGCAAGTTCCCTATGAGCAGCTTCTTCCTGAGAAATTTTCTTAGCTTCTGCTTTGGTAAGTTTTGGCTCAGGGGGTTCTAGCCGTTCCGCTTCCTCGGCTTTACAATATACACATACGCCGTCGTCGGACGGGAATAGTGTGTCAGGATGTAAGGCTTTACAAACCTCGCATTCTTGTTTGTCTATTTGCATCCGCTAGCATTTACCTTTTTTCTTAGACTTCTTCTTGGTCGTTTTCTTTTTCTTTTTAGTTGGCCCTTTTGGGTAACTCATTTTTCCGTATCCCATACTATTCTCCGTTGTGTAGGCAAATTAACATTTCCACCTTCTTCTAGCTTGCCTTATTCTAGAATTAGGATCATTCCTCGTTTTTGCTGAACTACGTTTAAGTTGTCCTGCAGAACGAGCGCAATATGACTTACGTCTTTTAGCAGCTTTACTACCTTTTTTAACTTTACCTGTAACTGCAGTTTTTAACTTTGAACCAGGGTTCGCCTTTCTATAAGCTTTTACCCCTTTCTTAGTCATCCCCGCGCCAGACTTAGTCTTACGATAATTACCGCCTTTACCCGTTGTTCTTCGTATTGCCTTAGCTTTTTTTCTTGGCACGCCTTGTCCTCCTTCTAACTGCTGGCTTCCTTGTCTTAGCAGTAGATTTTTTCTTTACTATAGTCCTTACTCTAGTAGGCTTGCCTCCTGGATTTCCCGCCGCTCGTTTTCTAGAAACTGCACTACGTTTTTGTGCAGTTGTCATTTTACCCGCTTTAGATTTTGGCACACACTTAGGGTATTTACGTTTACTACTTCCCTTTGCCGATTTTCTACCGCAAGGTTGGTACTTCCCTTTCTTCTTACGTGAACCAATATCAACCCAATCTTCTTTGAACCATTTTGTTAGTCCACCTTTGGGTTTGGTATTAGCCATTACTTGTATCTTCCGCCTCTAGCTTTATACGTTTTAGTTAGCCAACCTGACGCATATGCAGAAGGCCATACTTTATACTTTCTTTTAGCCTCAGCTTTCACTCTTGCATAGAGCTTCGGGTTAGTGGGCTTTGCTCCACTCTTCTTTTTAGTCGTTTTTCTTTTAGTAGCCATTATGCTTTAGCTTTCTTTTTAGCAGTCTTAGAAAGATCTTTAAAATGAAAAAGTCTTACGCTTGTTTTAGTATGAGTCTTGTTTGAGTGTAAGTGACCATTAGGCATTTTATGAGTGTTACCTTTGTACTCGGTACCATCTCGTTTGTAATGCTTCATTCCTTTAGCCATTACTTACTCTTCTTCTTTTTAGCCATTATTTTTTTCTGTAAAAATTTTGGCAAAGTTTTTTGCTTAGCAGTCATCTTCTTAGCTGGTGCTTTCTTTTTTCGCATGTCGTTTCTCCGTTTTGACGGGCTTTAAGGTAAACATACCTTTGTCGTCTTGTTTAATGTTCGCTCTCCAAGTGGTTCTTTTTTTATTGGTAGCTTGCGCTTGCTGATGGTACTTAGTCATCTTTACCTCCCTTACCGCTATTGGGTATTAAATACTGGTTATCAACTCCTGCTATTTTTAAAAGCTCGGAGTCGGGTAGCTTCTCAAGTTGTTCTATAGAATCAACATTGATATTAATCTGGGTTGCGTT